ATGATCTAGGTATAAAAGTAAAAGTTTGAGCAGAAGTTGCTGTACTTAAATATATCATACTTATATAATGCTATTTGTTTTGTTTTTTATAAAGTGTCAAGTTATTTTTTAAACAAAAAAAAAGGAGACCTTATAGATCCCCTTTAATTAGAAAAACACTTAACTATTATGATGTAGGAAAAGTACTTATTTGTGTAGCACTATCTAAGCCCTCTACAACAGAACCTGTTATAAAATCAGGTGGTCTTGTTTCTAGTGCTTCAAAGGTAAGATTAAATCCATTAAAATCTCCCATATTAGCTCCAACAGTAAAATTTCCTGTTGTAAGTTCTGCACCATTTACTCTACCAACTAATAAATAATTATCATCTGCATCTACCACTACAATGTGTGGTCTACCTACAGCTAATAACTTAATTTGTTCAGAAGTTGCTCTATCATAATATTGAAGTTGGAGTGTTAATGTCTGTGTGTAAAATGTAGTACCATTTTCTCTTGATGAAGTTACTACTGAATCTAAATTAGTAGTTCCTCTTACATCAAACTTGAAAAATACTGGAGTACCTGCAAGAGCAGAAATTAATCCTGCTGATTCAGTAACAGCTCCAAGTGTTCCAAAATCTGCAAAGAATACAGTTTTGATAGATCCACTTTTATTTTTACATGGTACAACTCTACCTGATGTTAAATTACAACTCATATTATTATTATTTTTTGTTTTAGTATTAGGAGGCTTTTACACCTCCTTTTATACTTGATTATTAACTCTAACTAACTGATTAACAGTTTATTATGAATAGAAAACTATCTCAGCACCATAACCATACTGAATACCATATGCAAACCTAGAAACAAATCTAGCATTTTGGTCTCCCAAAGTTTCTGATGTGTCAATTACTCTAACCTCATTCATATCACTTACCAGATTTGTACCAAAGTAAAGATTTGACTTTTGGGTTAGTGCAGCTGTATTATCAGATAAACCATTAGCTAAAAATAATGGAATACCATCAAATGTTAATGGTGTATCAGGTGAGTACCACATGTTTACTTTGTTTTCATATCCACCACCTTGTGCAGCTAAAGCTCTAACATATGATTTCATCATGTTTCTTGAAACATATAATGTTAGATCTTCTTTACCATAAATTGTATTTGGTGCAGCATCTAAAATTTTACCTAATTCTGCAATTACATTTGAGCTAGTTACTGTTCCTGCTGTAACATCTACAACATCAGAATCTGCTGCCCATAATGTTTCAAATCCAGCCACTTGCCCAGCTGTAGCATTGGTTCCAGCCCATATTGAACTTTCAACTGATGCAGCAATTTGATCTGCAAAGTTTCCAATAACAAAATCTCCAAATCTGCTTGGCATGTTTTTGAATGTTGATGCTCCCATTTCTGCTGATTCCCATGAATCTACAAATTGCTTTGTACAGAACTTAATATTTACTTGAAATTCTTCTAGTGTAATTACTCTCTCAGAAATTGCTACTGTTCCTGCATCTGTAAAATCACAAGTTGCATTAGCAATTAAGCCTGAGACATCCACTTTTTGTATAACACTTTTGTGTTTTACATTAGGCATAATAGTCATTCCACCATTTGCTAATGTAGTACCCTCTAACAGTTGAGCTGCAATGTATTTTTTTGCACTTTCTCCTGCATAGCTTGTAGTTATTGTTGGTTTACTCATTTTTTTCTTATTTTAAAATTTATTATTAACTTAATTTTCTCATGATTCTATCAAGTCTTGTCTCATTTCTTTGAGATGCAATATGATAAAAATCATCATTTGATTTAATTTCTGGAGAGTGCTTTAAAGGTGTAGCATCAGGTGTTTCTGATAACTCCTCTTTTACTTCACTTAATTCCACTTCTTTGCTTTTCAGCACTTCACTAAGGTTTACTGTTAATTCTTCAACCATAGACTTCAGTTCATCAAACTGTTCTTTAGTAGCAAACTCTGTAGTTAGTTCTTCAGGCATTTCTTCCTTAGCTTCTTCTTCAGCAACTGGTTCTTCAGCAGCTTCAGCAATACTAGCAATAATCCCTTCTTCTTCAACTACAACTGCTCTACCATCTTCTAGAGTATACTCTCCAATAGGCATAGGAACTTTATCTTCATCTGTTACAATAAAGACTTCCTTACCTGTAGAAAACTCCTCAGCTTCAATGACTGTTCCATTATCTAAATTCATAGTAGCTAAAACAACTTCTTCTGCTTTAACTTCTACCTCTTTAGTATCTTTTGATAATTCCATACCTAAGATGTTTTTAATTTTACTTAATGTATCAGTTGCTTTCATGTTTATATAATTATATTGAATTAAAAATTTATATTTTTGGTCTAACTTTCTGTTTTACCAACACCTTGTCCCCATAGTGTTCCATCACAACAATCAGGATGGTATGTGTTATCATCACAGAGACAACCTCTAGTAGACCTGATTGGACTTGTGTATGATGGTGATGGATTTTTTCTTTTATTTTTACTCATCTTCCTTGACCTTTATAGGCTTTTTTATAGTGTTTACTTGCTTTTAATTTGCTTGTCTTAGTCTTAGCATGTACTCCTTTTCTTCTAATCTTTTTTTTATCTAAAGCTGTAGAACTTATAAACTTATTTCTAGCCATTAACTTTTTATTGGTACACAGTTAGGTACTCTTTTACCATTCTTTATTTTAAATCCATACATTTCATATCCTGCTTGACAAGGTTTCTTTAATGTATGTTGGAAACAAGGCATGTACCACTCTTTACCATCTAGCTCATGCATATGGTAACCCTCACATCCTATGTTTTTAGCCATTTCTTCTGCTTTTTCAACAGAGGAGTATGCTAATCTATCATCAATTATTGCAAAATCATCATCAACAACAATAGTTTCTAGCTCTAACTCTCCTAATTCTCTTAGTTTGTTTCTGCTCCAACCTAAAGCTGCTAACCCACCCCACAATAAGTATGAAATGTTAGCACATGCCTCTGAATCATTTTCATTTTTTCTGTACTGATCCTCTGCTCTAGACAGATAACTGTACATTCTCTTTATTGTTTCAAGTGTTATATTCTTTTTTTGTGCAAGTTGTGTTGCTCTAATCTTACCAACATCTGTTGCACACTTATTATTTATCTTTTCATTTAACTCAATGCCTTTTTTAGCATTATTTGCTACACCTTGTGGATAGTCATTATAACTCTCTAAATCCACTTCTTCATCATTAATAACTGTTTCTATCTCTGATAATAGATACTCTGCCTCAGCAGCCTCTAAATTGCTTAGAAAGTCATTTATAGATTCTTTTGGTCTTTCTTGTTTGTCTGCAAAATAGCCTTCTATAGAAAAACCTTTAACAACTCCTTCTTTTACATAATCTTTCCACACTTCATCAGAATCTACTCTTATTGCTCCCATCCATGTGCCTAATGGAACTTCTTTTGTGTTATCATACAATCTACTCTTATCATGTACTTCATCTTGTACAATCCAAGATTCTACTAATGTTAATCCTTTTAAGTTATATTGATGTTCTAAAGTAGCTTGACTTTGATTACCTTCTTTAAGATACATTTGACTAGCTTTCTCTACAGTTTCTTTAGAGAAGTATATGTAGTAATCTTCTTCACCACCATTTCTTAAAATTGGTTTATTAGGAATTAGTATAGGTCCCAATAATAGTCTTTTTTCTTTTGATACTTCTGCTAACTTTATTTCCTGTTGATCTTTTAAAGCTACAAAGTTTGTTTGTATTGCAGGATTCTCTACTATAGAAATTGCATCTACTCCATTAAACTCTAAATTTTCATCTAATATTAACTCTACTATCTTCATAACTATATAATGTATTTATTTTGATTTTTTTTAAAAGCCTGAATTTATAATACCTGTTCCTAATGCTGCATTTCTTATTCTGTTTCTCTCTAACTCTTGTGCAGATGTTACATCTCCTGCTACTACAAATGCTTTGACAGGTTCTTGTGTTTGTCCTGCTATTGCCTCTGTTAATTGATTTATAGGTGATGATCCTACAACATTAAATGATGGTGCTTGTATAGATGGTGCAGGTGATGAGGATCCCCCTGCTGATACACCTCCTACACTTAGTACTGGTATTTGTGTTTGTTTTATAGCTCTAACTTGTTGGAAACCTGTAGCTAATACTGTAGCAACTCCTGCTATTTTTTGGAATAGTGTAGCCTCTGATTTTAAAACATCTGCTGCACCAACATAAGTAGATATAATAGCTTGTGCTATACCTAATGCTTTTGCTGCATTTGAACCTTCTGTTGCTATACCTATACCTAAAGCTGTAAACTTTAATAATGTATCTGCTTTAAATTTTTCTCCTTGTTCTGTTATTTCACCAGTATCTTCTTCATTCTTTTTTGTTATCTCTGCAATAGCCTCTGCTTTAGATTCTTCTAATGCTATTACATCACCTCCAAACTTCTTAGCTTGTTCTATTAATGCATCATATCTTTCTATTGCTTTTGTAACTAACAGCTCTGTCTTTGCATCTTCATTTGTAGCTAATGCCTCTCTTTGTGCTAAAAAAAATGCTTCTTCTTCTGCTAACTCTTTTTCTTGCTTTACTTTATTGTCAGCATCTATTTTATCTTGATTTGCTTGTTCTTCATTTTGCAATCCAATAATCTGAGATGTTACTTCTTTTTGTTTTGTAAGTCTAGAAGTTTCTAACTGTATAAGTTCTGCTTTTAGTTGTGCCTCTAGTTCTAGATCTTCTTTAGTAGAACCTGATAATTTGTTTTCTTCTTGTACTACATTTAACCTGATTCTAGCTAATGCTATTTCTTTATTTGTTATATCTTCTTCTAATGCACTAGCTTCTTGCAAAAAACCTATTCTTTCTTCTAATGTAAAGTTTGTTCTATCAACTGCTTTTTCTAAAAGGTCTGCTCTTTCTCTATCTGCACTTGCCCTATCCACAAGTAATTGTCTTTGTAGTCTGTCAGCTTTTGCTGTAGCATCTGCAAGTTCACCTGCTATCTTTAGTTCTTTTCTAGTTTCTTCTCCAAAATTCTTAACAGCATCAGTAGCTTCTTTAAAGCTATCTTTAACACCATTTATTGCATCTTCTGCTCCTTTAGTATCACCTCTAAATTTAGCTCCTAAATATTTACCAACTCCTAAAAGTGCATTTCCAAAACTTGCAAGTATATCTGTAACATTTCCTACAACAACACCAATTTGTTTTGTAATTTTTATAAATTTATTTTGACCTTCTTCTGAACTTGTAAAGGCAGCAGCCAATGATGCTACACCTGCAACTAATAAACCTATTCCTAGAGCTTTAAATACAGCACCAAAAGTTCTAAGACTTTTTATAGCACCAACTATTGCACCTTTTGCAGCTTTAAATCCTGAAACTAGTCCACCTGTAGCTTTATCTGCTGCATCATTAATCTCTGAAAGATCTGTATTGGTGTCCTTTAACTTGTCATTAGTTTCTTGAATCTCATCATTAGCCTTTTGATTATCAACTTCAAATTTTATTATGTACTTACCTATTTTCATTAGTCTTGTTTATCAAATTTTGCTAGTTTCTTTGCTATTTTAAACCCATCTTTCCAATTATTAGGAAGATAATGACTGCCTTGTGCCATTCTAATTCTCTCAGTTTCACCATTAACTACTTGTAAAAGCTCTATAATATTCTTTAGCATACTATTTATATAATACTTAATTGATTACTTTTTAACTTTTTTTGATATTCTTTATTATCACCTGTAGGATCCCACACATTTTCTCTCCACCATGATGTTATAATGTATTTTGTGCCATTTGTTACATCTTCTCCACTATGTTGCATGTATTCATTTGGATAACCATGTTGCAAGTTGTTCCAAACTACACCTTTACATGCTTTTGGTTTTATTATCTTTTTAAGATGTGGAAAATTTGTAGTACCTCCTTCAAAATTGTCATTTAGATACAACATAAATGTGTATGTTCTGTTACCTGATGATAGACAATTCTTATCATAATGCTCACCACTAAAATAATCTACATGTCCTCTAAAAAATTGACCAACTTCATACCTCTGTCCTTGTAGTGATTCTCCTTTTTTAAGATTTACTCCTAAATATTTAGCTATTTTCTTATGTAAAGATTCTACAGTAGGATCATTAGCAATTAAATTTGATGTGCTAGATGTTCTTTGACTACTATATGTGTTCATTGTATTTCCTGATCCTACAACCATAGATTTAGTTGCACTATTATCAATCATCCTAATAAGATACTTTGATTCTTCTATTGATATAAAGTTTTCTATTTCTTTCATTATGGACATTGTGGTGTGTATGGACCTGCAAGTGTGCTACCATTCCAATACCAGTAACTTGAACCTGCTACATCTGTAACATATTGTGGATTTGTTTGTAAAGATGAACAATCTGTGTTAATATATATTTTAGATGCTGCCTGTATAGTTGCTGCATCAAGATTCATTGTTCTTTGTTGTGTTTGATTACATAAATCAATAGCTGATATTGCACTTTTATATAATGGCACTTGAAAACAAGTCTGTGCAGGAGGTGGAGGAGGTGGAGGAGGAGGTGGTGCTTGGTTTTGACAGTCTAAACAGTTAGCTCCTGCTGTATTGTTTGTTGTAAAAAAGTTAAAGTTTTGACTATTTAACTCTATTGGATTTGTTCCTTGTGTATTACTATCCCATCTGTAACACTCAAACTGACCTACTTCACTTATTACCCACCATGTGCTTATCTGAGAGCTACTATATACATCTAACAGTAATGTTTGATCAATACAAGATACAAATCTTGCATAACTTGTTGTAGCAGGTGGTGGTGGTGGAGGTATTACTGGTGTTATACAATTTGTTGTATTTGTATCTGCTACTACACCTATCTGTATTCCTGTATTTATTCCTGATACTCCTGCCACTTGATACTTAGGACCACTTGTGCCTCCAAGACCAACTACAGCTCCAACTGCAAAGGTAACATCAGAAGTTTGTTGAAGTGATAAATATCCAGTTGTAGAATCACTACATCTTTGTAGGTTATAAAATGTTGATGATCCTGTTATAGAAGGACATCCACTAGCACCTAGATCTGTTACTGTTCCCACATTTGCAAATCCTCCTCCTGAAACACCTACAGATGTAACTGTATAAGGCATACCATTAGGATCAGAAACTCTATCATTAACACTCAATGATATTTCTGTAATACTATTACCTGATCTGTAACCTGTTTGTAAAGTATAACATTGTTTTAAT